AATCCCTATAATTTGCCTCAGGTAAATCACATAAATGCTATAAAGTCTGATAATAGGGTTGAAAATCTTGAATGGTGTACTGCATCAGAAAACATGAAACATGCCATTAAAAACGGATTAAGAAAAACCGCAATCGGTAAAAATAAGCCAAAAATGGTTTTAGATATTAATTCAGGAATTTATTATAAAAGTTTAAGAGAGGCATCAATTATAAAAAATATAAATTATTCTGGTTTGCAACATCAAATGAATGGTAGGGTTAGTAATAGATCTGGTTTAATATATGTTTAATTGTAGCCCAGTTTTTTATGAAGCATACACAACTAAAGAAAAGGTTGTAATTTTACAGGGCGGAACCGCTTCGAGTAAAACGTACTCAATCATGCAATTGCTATTTTATAAGGCAGTTAATCAGGATCGGTCAATTATCACAGTAGCTGGGGAGTCTTTGCCTAACCTGCGAAAAGGCGCTTATAGAGATGCAGAAAGTATCTTTGCTGATAATAAGTATTTACAATCTCAGCTAAAATTTTGGAATAAAACTGAAAGAATTATCTACTTTAAAAATGGTTCTCTGATTGAGTTTGTATCCTTTGAAAATGAGCAATCTGCAAAGAATGGAAAGCGTAATTACTTATTTGTAAATGAGGCAAATGGTATAAGCTACCAAATTTATTGGCAGTTAGCCATCAGGACCAAAAACCAGATATATATTGATTATAACCCGACTAATGAATTTTGGGCGCATACTAAGCTAATCGGTCAGCCAGATACAAAATTAATAATATCAGATCACAGGCATAATCCATTTTTAACGGATGAGGACCACAAAAGGATTGAGGATATTAAAGAACTGGATTTAGAATTATGGCACGTTTATGCAAGGGGTTTAACTGGTAAAATTGAGGGCGTTATTTTTAGGAATTGGGCAGTATGTGAGGCCATACCAGATGATGCGGAGTTAATCAGTTATGGCATTGACTTTGGATTTACGAATGATCCGACTGGAATAATTGAGGTTTATAAATCATCTGGAGAATTATGGGTTAATGAGATGTGCTACGAAACTCGATTGACCAATATGGATATTTGCCAAAAATTAAGGGATTTTAAAGTTGGCCCAGAGCAGGAGATTATTGCAGATAGTGCGGAGCCAAAGTCAATACAGGAGATTTATGCAGAGGGTTTTAATATACATGGGGCTATGAAAGGGCCAGATAGTATTAAGCAAGGTATTGACATATTAAAGCGATACAAGATAAATGTAACTGCAAACAGTCATAATCTAAAAAAGGAGTTTTATTCCTATATTTGGAAAAAAGATAAAACAGGCAAATTACTAAATGAGCCAATTGATGCTTTTAACCATTTGATTGATCCGCTGAGATACGTGGCATTAAATAAATTAGCATCTAAATTTGTACAGGAATATTCATTTGAATGGTAACTATGGGCATACTACAAAAGTTTTTTAAAGCTGATATTGAAAAGGCAGCTGAAAATCAATTACAGGCTTTGATGCCAGGATTACAGAGAGATGTAACCGCAAACCTTTACAATCAAAACGTATTTGGATGGATAGGAAATAATCAGGTTATAGTTGATTTTGAGGATAAGGCAAAGTTTGTAGAGCAAGGATTCCAGAAGAATGCAGATGTTTATACCTGTATTGATATTATCAGTAAAAAGGTTGCGGAATGTGCCTATGCTTTATATGAGGTAAAAGAGGGTGTAACAAAGAAAGATTTGAAGATGTATGAAAATATGTCTATGGCTGAGGGCGCATCCGCTAAGATGAGAACATTGCAGTTAAAGGAGCAGATGTTTAATCAGGTTGAAAGCAATCCAATTCTGGATTTGTTAGCTAAACCTAATCCATTGCAGACTTATGAGGAGTGGATGACTGATTTGGCAGGGTTTTACCTATGTACAGGCGATGGCTATATTTTCGGTAATGGTAAGGATGAGATGATGACTGAAAAGCAAATTTGGTCGCAGTTGTATTGTTTACCGAGTCAATGGGTTGAGATTATCTCAGGCGGGATGTTTGAGCCGATTAAAGGCTATGCATTAACATCTATTTATATTGAAGAGATTCCATTACCTGCAAATCAAGTAGCACATTTTAAATCATTTAATCCAGACTTTACCTTAACAGGTGCGCAATTATACGGGCAATCGCCAATTAAAGCTATTTACAGAAACGTATTGAAAGAAAATGAAGGAGATAACGAGTTACTAAAGCAAATCCGTAACGGAGGCGCTATGGGCTTTATTTCGCCTGATGGACAGGGTGCTGCATTGACTAAGGATCAAATGAATTTATTAAAGGAAAAAATAGTTGATGCAAAGCGTGGCGAATCATTAATGGATCGTATATTCCCATCATCTGGACCGCTAAAATGGACACAAATCGGTTTACCATCTACTGACTTGCAATTAATTGAGTCACTTAATATAGATACACGCAAGATATTTACTGCCTTTCACGTTCCAATTCAATTCTCAGGTAGCGAGGCTGCATCTACTGATAATAACATGGGATGGGCCTCTAAGCAATTAATTTACAATGCGACTGCGCCATTATCCCGCAAAATCAGAGATGCAATAAACAAATTCGTTTGTGAGCCATACGCAAAGGCCTACGGAAAGAAATATTACTTTGATTTTGATTTTAGTTCCTATCCTGAGATGCAGGAGGACATGGAAAAATTAACTCAATGGTTAGCTAATTCGTATTGGATTACGCCTGATGAGAAAAGGATTGCACAGGGGTATGATAAGATAAGCACGCCAGAGATGGAGAAAGTTTATGTACCGGCTAATTTGGTTCCGATTGAGGATTTAAGTTTAGATCAAGCATATAACAATGCAACCATAAATGGCAAGTAGTGTAAAATATCACAAAACGTATTTAAGGCTCCATAAAGAGTATGAAACTTATGCCTATCCGCTAATAAAAAAAGCATTGGATGAGCAAACTAAGGCGATTACTAATTTTACAGATGAGAGCAATTTTGATGACTTGCAGGTTTACATTCAATTTTTGGTAGATCAAAAGCCTTTGTATGATGCATTGGAGAAAATATATGGCAGAGTTGGGGTATCAGCTGCGACATTCTCATACGATTGGATTCGTAATTCAGTACCTAAAACCAAAAAGGATTATATAATTGATTTCTTTAATGCGGATTGGTATATTGAAATGGTAAACTATTTCCGTTTAATTGGAGGCACAAAGGTAACAGGAATTGATGAGACAACTATTGATAAGATTAAAAACGTATTGGCTAATATATTGGGCCAAAATTTAAGCAGAAGAGATCAGGCAAAGTTATTTGAGCAGACATTAAATGATCCTGCATTTAACAGAGCAAGGTCTTTAGTAATTGCCAGAACGGAAAGTACAACCGCTGCAAATCATGGGATTAATGTAGGCGCTGAAAGTTCAGATTATGAGGTTGCAAAGTTTTGGATTAATACAAAGGATAAGCGGACCAGGAGAACTCACTTATTAATGAGCAAGGAGCCTATTGCAATTAATCAGCCATTTATGGTAGGCGGAACTGCAATGATGTATCCAGGCGATCCATCTGCTCCAGCTAAAGAAGTTGTTAATTGTAGATGTGTAATGGCTACTGAGGCAATAGTTGATGCGGATGGATTACCGATATTAAAACCGAGAACTCCGCCATATTTGAAAGGATAATTGATATTTAAAAAATTAATATATTTGTAAAGACATGAAAGGATTATTAGAATATAAAAACTTTACTGCGGAAATTAAGGACATAGATGCCAAATCAATGACTGTTACAGGTTACTGGTCAAAATTCGGCAATGTGGATTATGATGATGATATTATTGCATCAGGCGCAGCTAATAAAACAATCGCAGAACGTGGGCCGATGGGTTCCAATGAGATATTCTTTTTGAACCAACATAACTGGTCCCAGCCGCATGGAAAACCAACTGTATTAGAGGCGCAGGAGAAAGGTATTTACTTTGAGTCTAAAATTGCGCCAACATCATACGGAAAGGATGCTTTGGTATTATATGCAGAGGGTATAGTAGTTCAGCATTCAATTGGGTTTTCAACTGTAAAGGCTGATTACGATCAAAAAACAGGAGTTAGAACTATTAAGGAAATAAAGCTATACGAGGGATCAAATGTTACATTAGGGGCAAATCCTGAAACGCCATTTACAGGGTTTAAATCCTTAACAATGGTTGAGATTAACGATCAGATAAGTAAAATGATTAAGTTGCTAAAAGATGGTAGCTTAACGGATGAGGGTTTTGGTAGATTGGAGATTGCATTAAAGCAATTCCAGTTAGAGGCTTTCAATTTAGGAAAAAATTCACTATCGGATGCAGAGCCGACATTAGTCACTCAGGAGAAAGATGAGCCGAATATATTAACACATTTAATAAAACATTTAGAAAAATAAAATGGAAAATTTAGAACAAAAGGCTCAGGATTTGCTAAACGCAAACAAAGCACAAACATTAGATGAGGCTAAAGCTATCATCACAAACGCAATCAATGAGGCTACAAAGGCAGTTGATGCAAAGTTAGAAGATGCGGTTAAGTCTGCAAATGTTAGAATTGATGAAATGGACAAGGCTCTAACTGAGGCTAAATCTGAGGCTAACAGATTTAAAATGGAGGCTAAGGCATCAACTCCAGTATCTTTCAATCAGGCATTTTCAAATGCAATGGATGAGAACTCTGATAATATCGAGAAGTTCCGCAGAAAAGAGATCAAGCAATTTGCAATGGAGTTAAAGACAGTTGGCGATATGTCATTGTCTAACATTACTGACCTTGCAGCTGCAAACGTTCAGATGTTGCCAGGTATCATACCAGCAGCACCAAGAAAGTTGCACATCCGTAGCTTACTACCAACTGGAGTTATGGCTACATCTGCAATTCACTACTTACAGGAAACAGGTTCTGAGGGTTCTGTTGCAGCATGGGCTGATAATTCAGGTACTAAGGCGCAGATTGATTATGATTTGACAGAAGAGGTTGCTCCATCTGAGTTTATCGCTGGTTACTTGCGTATCACTCGCAAGGCATTGGATGATATTTCAGCAATGAGATCATACTTACAATCTCGTTTGTTAGAGTCTTATTTAGATGCAGAAGATAATCAATTACTAAACGGTAACGGAATATCTCCAAACTTAGGCGGTTTGATTACTAATGCTGAGGCTTACACAGGATTCAGAACTATCCAAGTTGAGAAGTTGATTGATTCAATCGCACAGATTGACACTAACAATCACTCTGCAAATGGTATCTTATTAAGTCCTGAGCAATACTATGCTTTGCTACTTACTAAATCAACTACCAATGAGTACACATTACCAGGTTTAGGCGTGGTTAGTTCAATGAATGGACAAATGTACATCTCAGGTATTCCGGTATTCAAATCAACTGCAATGGCTGATGATAAATATCTGGTTGGAGATTGGTCAAAAGGTGCGCAATTATTTGTACGCGAAAATCCAATTGTTCGTTTCTTTGAAGAGGATGGAACAAACGTACGCGAGAACAAAATTACAGTTCGTGTTGAGGGTAGGGTTGCATTGCCAATCTACTATACTGATGCATTTGTAACAGGTTCTTTGAACGCAAATCCAAGTTAAGACTATTTTGGTTAATAGGTTATAAGGTGGAAGGCCTGTCAAGAAATTGGCAGGTTTTTTTTGTTGATAATGTTATAAAAATAATTATCTTTGTAATATAGTCAGGTGGCGAAATTGGTAGACGCACGTAATGTAGGTACAAATTAAGGAGTGTAACGGTTGAGCTGCTCCTACGGCTGAAGGCTCACATCATATAGGTTCGAATCCTGTCCTGACTACAAAATAAAAGTTGGTATTGTGAATTATTAATACCATCTTTAGGTATAAAGAATAAAGATTATGAACCATTTTAAATTTAAGTTTAATAAAAAATCGATATTATTACAAATAGACCCGAATTCATTCTACAAAAATCAGAAGGGGTGGTTATCAATAGGTTTACAAGCTGTAGATAAAATACTAAGTTCAGATGTATATAGTGATGAGGATAAAAAAAGAATAAAAACATTAAGTGTTTATCAAATATTTAAAATGTTAAAATAGTCAGGTGGCGGAATTGGTAGATGC